AATGTACCTAATTATCAACCTCAATATATTAATTACTGTCTACCTGTTGGTTATATGTCATTTACTATATATGATTTGTATGGAGATGGTTTGCAAGGAAGTATATGGGGAGGACAAGATGGCTCTTACTATGTCATACAATGTGGTGATACTTTAGTTTATGGTGATACTGCTGCTTTTGGTTTTGATAGCACACACGTGTTTATATCTAGTTTTTGCCCGCCACCACCACCTGTACCTGGTTGTTTAGATGATGATTACTTAGAATACAACCCACTAGCAAATGTTAGTGATAGTAGCTGTAACACATTAATAGTTTACGGTTGTACTGATAGCACTATGTATAACTACGATCCACTAGCAAACGCTATGGATAATATTGTTCAATGTACTTACGATCTTAT